GGTAGACCAGAGAGAAGATGAAGTCCTCATAGAGCCGGTTCACTACGGGCCAGTCCGTCCACCCCTTGAGAGCGGCATCCCGCCCAGCGAAAAGACTCTTGGCATCCTTTTTGATCTTCTTACGGGCTTCAAGGAAGTACTCACCCATATCCTGGTCGAAGATTTCACCGATGTAGTACTTCTGCACGGCAGACCAGGCCTTGTCCACCATATCGATGACGACCCAGTCGCCCTCGGTACACTGACCGACTATCTTCTTCTGTGCGTCGCGGTATTCTGCCCAGTCCACCACGGGAAAGACACGGACATTGGTGATCTGGGGGAATTCTTTAAGAGAGCGCTCGGCGCCGATCTCCGAGTCAATCACATAGAAGTTCGAGTTCTTGAAATGGTTAGCCAACCGGAGCCAGCCGTAAGTCTTGCCGGAGCCAGGTCCTCCCATGACCAGTATCCTTTCACGCATCTCTTTTCACCTCCGTTTTTCTGAAATAAGGGCAATCGTTGCCGTCCAGGCATAACGGCAGCAGGAGACACGACCGCTCTCGAGTACAGTTGTGGCAAAGCCTCTTTTTGGCTTCGTCAACCGCCTCTTCACCGTACCTGGCGATAATCATCATCTAGATAAAACGCCTTGGATTGGCCGTGTCTTTCTTCCTTGCCATATTTCTACACTCTCAAATCCTCCACGCGGATATATTCCGCTCGTGGTTTGACCGCCTTCACCTTCTCTAGCACGTCAGCAGGCAGGAGTTTCCTCAGCTCGGTTACCGGGTAAGAGACACTCTCACCGGCGGGGATATAGCTGATAGCCAGCTCGTCAACAGTGAGTTTGCCTCGTTCTCTGGCGGCAGTCAGGAGAATCGGGTCCGCTTCCGCCCGCAATTCCTTTGCTTCAGTCTCAAGCTCCATCGCCCGCCGTCTTAACCCAGCTGCTCGCAGGACGTCACCGGATAGAGACACCGGTGCCTTCTCTTCTTCCTGGCAGAGATAGCGGTAGCGGCATATCCGGCAGGTGAAGTCATCGGTCATCTGCGCCGGGTAAAGTTGCTTCTTGCGCACCGCTATCTCAACCGTCAGGACAGTATCGAATACCTCATCCCAGCCCAAGGGTGGTTTGTCCAATTCCAGATCTACCCGCTTGCCAGAATCCCTATCCTTAACCACGTAGAGAATAGGCAAATTAACTGCCCGGTGGTAGGCAGTAACCTGGAAGGCATACTCCCGAAACCGGGCAAAACCGGCGCCAGTAAACGAAGCGAAGCGGAAGCGGGACATGCTCTTAATTTCAAGCAGACGCTGCTCACCGTTACGCCTAGCGAATCCGTCAACATGTCCGATAAGCTCAAAAGCAGGATAGCTCAGCTTCACTTCTTTCTGTCGATCGGTTATTTGCCACCCCTCTGATTCGAGGTCTTCGACAACCCACTTCTCGTGCCGTTCGCCTTCTCTGGCCGCCAGCTTCAAGAACTCCGGCTCAGGCAAGGGTTCATGACCGAGCCTAGCCGCCGAAAGTGCCCGGGGGCAGGTTCCGAGACTGGAAATACGATACATAGTCCTCCTTCCAGGCGGGGTACCAAGCTTTTCACTCAGTACCCCGCCTGTGTGCAAGTCATTTGTTTTTTAACTCGTGGTACAGCCCTTCTTCGGAATCATCCAGTACCCGGCTGAGCAGTTCGTCGTTTTCAACCACCTCCGGCATATCCATTGCCTTCTTCTGCCACTCCTCACGGCTGAGCTTGCTCGCCAGGGCTGCCAGCTTCTTCATGGTAAGCTCGCCGGAAGGCTTCTCTGATCTGGTCTCGGCCTCACTTGAAGCTGCCTTGCTATCCGTAGCCTTTCCCTTGGCCCTGGGCTTGTCCAGTACCGCCACCGGCATGAGGTGGGTGGTCTTGCCCCCGCGGTCTTCCAGGATGCCCGAACCGTACTCGATTTCCTCGCGCTTCATATGGAAACCCAGTCCCTTCCAGACATCGGCCTTGGTAGCCGGGCCACGGCTGCGCATATCCACCCCCAGCTCGTTGACGACACGGCTGATGAGCTTGCCCATCATACTGGTCTTCACGAACCGGTTGCGCTTGGGGTGCTGCACCTCGGCACCACCCTTCACCACTTCCCAGCCCTGCCCGCAGGGCCAGATGATGCTCTCGACATCCTCGTCCGGGCTCTCGCCTTGCCATATGAGGAGAGGCACCTCGCCGTCCATGTACTCCTGGCGATAGCCGAAAGAGGCTCCGGTGATGTGGAAGTCGAAGTCATCCGGTAACCCGCTATCCAGGTCCCATGAGTCTTTAACTTGTTGGTCTGCCATTGAAAAAACCTCCTATAGTTTTCGTTGCTGACTGGAATTCTGACTGTCACCAAATGATCACTTCACGCTTCCACCTCCTTGCACCGGCATTTTCAAGGCTGCCCGCCACCATCCGGGGAACAGATATTTGTTCTCACGGTACAGACGTTCGAACTGGGCATCCAGGATATAGATATCGCACCGGTCTTCAGCGCTCCTTATCCCTCGCCCGCACATCTGCACCAGGGTGCGGATGGCGCTCACGTTATACCAGAGTTGACCGCTCTTTTTATCCGAATGGAGCCTGGTCGAGATCTGTTTGTCACCCAGGTTCAGAAAGGGAACCTTCATCACTACCGCGACGCGGCACAGGTCTCCGGGGAGGTTAACGCCACGCTCCATGCTCGAAGCGACGAGCACGGTGCCATTAGGGGAACGTTTGAACTCCTCCAGCTTTGACTCACGGTCTTTTGCCTGGTCATAGGTCAGCATCCGTTTCCTGTGCCGGCTCAGGCTGACCGTCTGTTGGGCGTAACCGTAGCTGACGGTGTGTACCAACGCCTTCTCGTGGGGATGCTCATCCAGAATTTTGTCCAGGGCGGCGATGGCTTTCGGCCGTTCCAGGTTCTCGGTCTTCTTGGTGAGGCTTGCCGCCGGGATGAAATAGATTGGCCGGCGTTCAGGGGGGAAAGTCGAGGGCAGGTCAATGAAATCAATCTCATCTCTGGGGATTCCCAGCGAATGTGCCATCTCGTCAGGGCTGATGATGGTAGCCGACATCAGGATGAATCTTTCGGCGTGTCGCCACAGGTGTTGATCAGCATATTTGGAGACAAAAACCGGTTTGAAGGTCCAGCGCTCTCCCTCGGGTAGGAAGACCCATTTCCCAGCTTGCGAGACCTCCTGCAGGAAGAAGTCCAGCTTTCCTTTCATCCGCTCGAGTTCACGTTCCCGTTTTAAATCTTCAACCCCGTAGCTGCTGGCAATGCGATCGAGTTCGGCCTGGATTGCCGGTAGCGCGATGACTCGTGCCCAATCAATCCAGGCCTCCTGTACCGTTTTGCGAGTTGGCGGTTCCAGACCAAGCCGGTCAATCCAGCGCCGCGTAATCTCCACTTCCACGAAGTTCATGAGGGCGGATTCGATGAGGTCGGCCTCGTCCAGCACCAGCCAGGGCCAGCCGCTGAACTGCCCGATATAATTGGCCTCGTTTAGGAAAAGGGCAGTATTCACTACCGCCAGTTCGGCTCCCGCTGCCCGGGCTTTTTGTATCCGGTAGGGGCACTCAAGCTTCGCATAGCACTTATCCTGCTTTTCCTCATCTTCAATGTCAGGCGGGGCACAGTTGCCATCGCAACACCACCGGCAATGAACCTCTTTCTTTCCGGTGCACATCGAGGCGTTGATCCCGGGAAAAAGGTGAGGATACCGGCGTGTCGGATAGTTGGCTCGTCCCTTGAGCTCAACGGCATACTCTTTCCCCTCTAGGTCAGAAGCGAAGTCCTCCACGAACTGGGCCTGGAGTTGCTTGGTCGTGCAGGTGTAGAGAAATCGAGTCCGGAGTAACCGCTGCGCTGCAGCCACAATGAGGGACTTTCCTGACCCCGTCGGTGCCTGAAGCAAAATGAACCGTTTATTGCTGGCTTTAATCCGCTCCAGGGCCTGAAGCTGCGCCGGTCGGAACTCACCGAATCTGGCTGGGAGACCGAGGCTCGCCGGCGTCAGACCTGCACTCTGGCTGGCCGGCTTAACCTTCACCTTGTTCAACCGCCGTGCCACGATAACGGCGACAACATGGGAACACAAGCGACGCTGCCGGCTTTCGCCCCAGCTATGGGCAAAGCAAGTACAGCGATAGATACCGGTCTCCAACACCACGGTATAGAGTGCGAAATTATCTCCCAGGTCAGCACGGCCAGCTACTATCCATTTGTCTGGGCCGGCGTAGACAACGTCATCCAAGCGCTTTAAGCCACGCTCAACGATACTCATCCGGAAACCGGACTCCTTGATGAGTTGCTCTTTTATCTCATTGAAAGTGAGCTCACGATACGGCTCGTCCAGTTCCCAGGTATCTATTTCATCCAAGGTCTTCACCAAGTTCCTCCTCGAGTTGCTCAAGCAAGACTTTTAATCGTCGGGAGGCAAGAAGTTTCTCCTTGAGCACTGATGCGTACTTACTTCCTTCCGGATGGGCGGCGAAAAGATGAACATACTCCACCAGGTCACTAAGGGCTTGCTTGTCGTCGCCGTTGCGGGAAAGTATTTCGAGTTGTTCAACCACCGCCTCCACATCGTGGTAAATTCGGGTGTGCTGGAATATGCGTGCCTCCTGCTGAGTTATCGCTGCCTGCACATTCCAGACAGAAGACTGCTTAGCCCGGAGCGAGAGAATCTGGAGCCCGAGATAAATGGCATCTCGAATGACATCGGCATTGGTACGATAAGGGCTCCCGGGAGTCTCTTTTAGTTCGGTAACCCAGCGATAAAAAGTCTTAGGGAACTTGGCTCCGAGGAAGGTATCGTGCCCCTTTTTGTCTTCGCTGGTGGTGTAGGGCTTACGATCAACCAGTGCCGACAAGGGACTGGTCAGTGTTAAGGTTCCGTCATCAAGCTCCCAAGAGTCCATAATGGCCCCCTTATTTCTATTAGTTATTTAATGTCTCGACTCCTCAAAAAGACTTCGAGACTTCATTTTTCACAGGCTCGTTTACGCAGGCGTTGGTATTGATGTCCTGAGGTCTCACTTAAATATCTCCAAGACCTCAATACTTGGAGACTTGAGACACTTAGGGACTTCCATACTTCGGGATTTCAAGGACTTCCTGACTTCAACACCTGTACAGTTCAAATACCTTCTCACTTCGATTCCTCAAGACCTGGAGACTTTTTCACTTAACCCGGCAGTGCTCGGTTCTCCGTCAATCCGGCGTACCTGGAACTTTTCTTCGCCAAGGGTATTAATCATGATCCCGGTAAATACCTGTGCGACGTGTGCGCCAACTTCGTTAGAAACATCGATGACGCACTGGGGGCTATCATCGGAGACGTAATACGCGATGCCGCTGATTCTCACTCTCGGCTTGCCGAAGACACACTCGGCGTTGAAGATTGCCGATGCCATGCTGGCTTCAATGAACTCCCTTGTGGTGCCATCGGGAAACTTGAATCTGCAAACTGTCTTCATTTCCGCTCCTGGTTATACATACAGAAAATTTTTCCAAAGTGTCGGGACCGTTTTTATTTCAGATATTCATCCAGGCCCTCGTCCGAGAAGATCTTCTTCAGATGATCTATCTCGTCGTAGATGGTAGCCCTACCTTTTCCTAATTCCCGGGCGATCTCTGTTACGTTGTACCCTTGCCATAGGAACAAGCAAACCTTCTGCTGGCGTATTGATAGCTTTGCGATTGTCCTCTCAAGGTCCAGTTTGAGCGAGAAATCGTAGCTTTCAGGAGCTGGAATGAAATCTGCGATTGTGCCTTGTTCATCAGATAGAGGTTGGTCCAGAGATATCATGTTTCGGTCGGCAGCCCGCTTATCGGCCAGTTGCTCTTCGAGTATGTTCTGCAATCTGTTCTTGGCGACGTTTGCCATGTATGTTTGACGGGAAGCTCCCTTGCTTCCATCAAAGGTATGGCGAGCAAGATGCCACTGAATCAGACATTCCTGTACCAGGTCGTCAAAGTCGTATCCCTTAATCCAACTGTGCTTTGCCAAGAACTCACCGGAAATCTTCCTGGCGATGGCTATTTCCCAATCTTCAAATGCCCCAGAATAACTTGACCCCATCCAAACACACCTCGGCTTTTTTTCGGTGTTCGAATGGGGTCAATAAGATGCTAACCTTGGCGGAAACCCGGTGTGAATAACGGAGTATCCGCCGATTACTCATAAAATCTCCGGAGGCTTTACGAATTTTGAGATTGTCTTATCTGGGGAGCGTGCCTGACGAGGTCACCATTTTGAGAAAAGTTAGGGCTGGTTTCCGTTAGATTGCCGCCGACACTCCGAAGAGAAAATCTGTATGTATCAATACGAGGATTAATCGGATAGTTCTCTCGGAGTAAAGAGGGCAAAACTTCAAGAACTAATAATCGGCGAGAGAAAATCGGCTGAAGCTGCCTAGCTATTAAAGAGGATCGATGTGCCTAAGTCAGACGCAAAACAGCAACCTACGGTCACTCTGCATATTAAGACGGGACCAGTAACACCGGCTCAGCGTAAAGCGTGGCAGTGCTTATGGCAGAAGTTGAGTGCGAGTGCACATGCTAAAAGCGAGGCAGGAAAATGACCATCACTTATGCTGATGTAATAAATGCTGCTCTTAAGCTGCTAGATACAAAAGTTGGTATCAGGCATTACAGATAAAAAAACAGTCAGTTATTTAGTATGAGTTTTAACCGCGATAATACCATGCAATGCTTGATGCCAGCGAACAAGGACGCGAGCCCCGAAGGGGCATAGCGACAGTGCTCCGCCTAGCAGCTACCGTTGCCTCAAACAAGACTGCCTGCCGCCGCCTATGATCGTGACGGAGCGGCGGGACACTCATGAAAATAGTACAAAAAGAGTATTGACTATATATGAGGATAATCATATACTAGGGACATGAATCAGGATATTGAACTGCCAAAGCTAACTTGCACTAGGTGCGGGCATGTCTGGATACCACGCATACCACGCAAGCCTAAGCAATGTCCCAATTGCCGCTCTCCTTATTGGAACAAACCAAAGCGGAAAGGAGTAAGGAATGAATGATAAGTCAAATATAGATGACTTTGACCCCACAATGCACATCATACCATTAAATGCTCAGACCAGAACTCCGGTGATGCTTGTAGGTGATTCTGAAAATGATAGCACCCTTGTCGCTGTTAGTGATAACGGTCGTATCTCATTTTTCCCTGTCGAAGCAGAAATCGTTTATCTGGAAAATGAAAGGATAGGAAGAACTTTTCCCCTACTACAGGCTTTATCCAATCGTATTGATGAACGCTTCCCAAATGGTAAAGATATTCACGGAAACCAAGTAAATCAATTCTTAGCAGTTGGAGTAATGTATGGGATTAAAGGAAAAGAAGCTAAATTTATTTTTGAGGTTTGGGGATTCTTAGAACACTTCGGAGAACTCGATGTCATTTATTCTAAATTGGATTCTCTACATGGCATTACCGTTGGAGGTAGGGAATATACGGAAATTGAAAACTATCTTTCTAGCGAACCAGTCAGCAATTGGGTTAACCAATTAATTGCTTTCCTGAAGGAGCAGTTAGATTGGTCAAACTATGTTCGCCAATCCCTAGAAGCCAAAATTTCAGATGATAAAGATAGTATTTATGCGGTTTCATTTGGTGGTGGTGATTTCAAGGTGAATGATAAGCTTGATTATTCCTTATACTGCCTTAATAGTAAATGTCAAGCATGTGCTATTGTTGTTCCCAAGCCGTCATATCAATTATTGGACTTAATGGTTACCGAGTATGCAAACAAACATAATGTGGCTGTTACATTAGGATGCAAGATGATTGAAACAAATGCGCCGTTATTTATGCCAGTTGCTATGTCAATATCCACATATGAAAGATGTTTTTTACCGCTATCAGAATTTATGACGAATAAAGTATCCCCACCAAGAGAACTGGCAGAGCAATTTCTAAAAAATATTGAATTCGTTGAAAGAGATGAGTACAAGCTAAATATCAAATTGATAAGAACAGGGAAGAATTTAAAAAAGGGTGACCTATTCACGAGAGACAAACAGGGTAACAGGGTAGAGATTTATGTAACGCATCTTCTAAAAACGGAAAAACCCTACTCTGCGAAAGAATTATATAAGTTCAAGTGGAGGCATTTATTTGGAGGTAATAGGTGATATGATTAAAGCCGATATCTATTGCCGAGTCTCAATCGAAGACCAGGAAACGGAAGGCTCAAAGCTATAAATCTGACGTGTCTAAAGTGTGTCAGGAGGTGACTTTATGAATAATGCCTTTGTTATAGTCAGGGTGAGCGCGGAAGACCAGTTGAAGGGATATGGCCCGGACGTACAATGGGAGGATGATATTCTTCCTGTGGCACCTTCTCTAGGTTTGACAGTTAGCGAAACCTACCGGCGGGTGATTCAGGAATCAGCTACAGGCTGGGAGCGTACTAAGTTCGAAGCGGCAGTAAGAGAGGCATTAGCACTTCACAGCCAAGGTGATATCACTGCCTTGCTATTCCCCAGAGTTGACCGAGAAACCCGTTTCATTTTTGGTTCGATGCCGCTTCTTGCTGAAGTAGTGAAATCTGGTCTCCAGGTGTATTTTGCTAGGGAGAAACTGGCTTTGGACCCTGGTGACCCTGAGAGCATTGAAAGATATTTAAGTAAAGCTACTCAGGCTCAGGCATATGTTCAGACCATGAAAGTAAATACGTCCAGAGCCAAGCGCAAACTTCTTCGAGAGGGTAAGTTGCCGCAAGGCACTGGCGTTGGCATCTATGGTTACATTTGGGACAGGGTTGCCAAGAGGCGGATTATCCAGGCCGAGGAAGCGGAAATAGTCAAGGAAATATTCACAAGGGTGGCCACCGGGCAGAGTCTTATTTCGATAGCCAGAAACCTTAATGAACGGCATATCCTAACAAAGGGTTCCACAGATGAAAATCGCAAGCACTGGCATAGTCTTACCCTCAGACGGATTGTTAAAAATCCCTCCTATATTGGCAAGACCTATTTTGGGGTTACTTCACGATTAAACAAATCGAAGACTATTACGCATCCATCAGATAAATGGATTCTGCTGGAAAACGTAACACCGGCTATAGTCAGCGAGGAACTATTTCAGCAGGCTAATGCTCAACTGGATAAACCGAAGGTGAGGAATGGTCGGCCAAAGTATGAATATCTGCTGAGAAACCATGCTTTTTGTGGGACCTGTGGTAAACCGCTTGTTGGACACTGCCTGAATAAGAAATACCGCTACTATCAATGCAGTAATGCCAGACCCTACGAGAATCATGGCAAAAAATGCAATGCGCTGTATATACGTGCCGACGACCTGGAGGAAATAGTCTGGAACAAGACACAGAATGTGTTAAGCAATCCCGAACTTATATTGGGACAACTTGCTGATACAACTGATCAAAGAAACATAGATTCGCTAGATAATGAGATACGGAAACTGGAACAGGCCATGAATAACTATAAGCTGCGCCGAAGTCATCTACTGGAAGCGATGGAATTAGGTGAGTTTGAGAAAGATGAAATCTTAGACCGCTTAAACAATATTAAGCGTCTACAACAAGAAGATGAGACTAAGTTAAATGATCTGCGAAAAACCAGAGAAAATATAACCAGTCTGGCTAATGCCAAGATCAAAATAAACGAACTTTACGAGCGAGTGCTGGACAACCTCCAGAACGCTACGCCGGAAATAAAGGCTTTAGCCCTGGATGCTCTGGACATTAAGGTTATTGCTAAAAGCCTTGATGTCCTTGAGATCCAGGGCGTTATTCCTTTGGAGTTAGCTTCAACCCCGGAAAATTCGTATTTACCTACCACTGCACGAACATCGGCATGACAACGTGAATGTAGTTATCCACACCCACCGGGCGGAAGACGC